TCTTGATTCTTTGCCGCAGTTTCTGCCCCATACTTGGCTGCACTATCACCAGCCTTTCTTAATTGAGATCCACGGTGTTGTGCAGATCCTGGTTTAGACCCTGCCTTCCCTGTGAAGAATCCAGATAGACGAAATAGATTGACAGGTGACTTCCTTAAGGGATTAGTCACAGGAAAATCTAAGTGATCAGAGGGGGCCTTGACCCCCTTTCTTTTTGTCTGTAGAATAACTCTGCCAGGGTTCAAGGGAACAGCTATAAATATCTCTAAGATTATTAGAGATTATGGTTGAGGTAGATTATGAGAACCCTTGGATTTTTAAGGAATCACCTTTTCTATCTACGGATATTGGTGATTATTTCGGTTTTGTCTATCGGATCACAAATCTTCAAAACGGAAGACAATACTTGGGCCGCAAATACTTCTGGCAATTTAGAAAGCCTAGAGGTAAGAGTCGGAGAGTTCGAAGTGAGAGTGACTGGAAGAAATACTACGGCTCAAGTGATGAACTTAATCAAGAAAGAGCTGTCATCGGGAACTCTTGTTTTAAACGAGAGATACTGAGTCTTCATGAAACAAAAGGATGGGTGAACTTTGAAGAGACAAGACAGTTGTTCATTCACAACGTTTTATCCGAATCCCTTGACGACGGTACACCCAGATACTACAATAGCAACATCCTTGGCCGTTACATGAGGAAGGACTACTATGTTCGACGAGATTCACAACACCCCAGAGGAACTCCTGAAGATGGAGAACCAGGTTTATGATGTGATTGATTGGTCGAAAGATCGTATGCATGAATTAGTTGAGGCTGATGAAGTAGATGATGCAACTGCAATCTACTTTGAGTTTTCTGAGTGGTATGATCCCGACGGTGAGTTTGAAATCGTCATTATTGATGAAGAGTTTAACAAGCTGTACAACAAGAACATAAATAACTCAGATTGACGCATCCTTCTTATGCTATCAACCAAGTATCGTCTCCGTCTGGAGTTCATCTGCGACAGGATCGCAAAAAGAGCTCCAGTCGAATTGAGTGAGATGATCTGGGCAGAAAAGTTGGCAAAGTCCAATGCATCTGCGGCATCAATCCTGAGACAAGCCAGAAGGACCGCCAACAACCCTGAGATGAAAGAGGGTAGTCTTGATGACTTTATGAACATTATGGACCTAGGAGACCCTGATCCCTCCAATCACAAGACGGGCTTTGACGGACCCGACGATATTGTTGATTGGTTCACTCAAGAAAAACCAGACGACTGGCGCCAAAGGGATTGACAGACGCCTCAACACCTTGTATAATATCTGGGTACTCAAGTTTCAGTAGCTCAGTTGGATAGAGCATCTGCCTTCTAAGCAGTTGGTCGGGGGTTCAAGTCCCTCCTGAAACGTTTCCTACTACATAGGAAAAACCATGTCTTTACTCTCTCAAAGAGATCGAGAACTTTCGATCAAAGCACTTGAATATTACAGTTCATTTGTGACAGACGAAACGGACAAGATGGAGCTCAATGCTCTCATCAACTGGATCAAACTAGAATATACGAAGAATGAAAATTAATCTTTGGTATTGTGAAGACATGAAACAATGGCGTTGGACTCTTACAGACCAACCCAGAAGAATGTATTTGCAAGAGAGTGGTCAACAACCATTTCTACGGGATGCAATGAATGACGTTGCAAACACTGTAGAATACGTTCTTATGAACGATCAAACAGAATAATCCTCTGTAGCTCAGCGGTAGAGCCATCGACTGTTAATCGATTGGTCGCTGGTTCGAATCCAGCCGGGGGAGTCGGGCGATTAACTCAGCGGTAGAGTGCCTCCTTTACACGGAGTAGGTCGGGGGTTCGAATCCCTCATCGCCCATGCAGTTACAATTAAATAAAATGATTACCGTAAGATGCAAACAATGCAATAGAGAACTTACAAGTTCAAGTAAATTCCAGACCTGTGGTTGTCCCAACATGACCTCTGTAGTTGGGGACAATATCACTGCGGTTGACCTAAGTAAAGTTGTGTTAACCAAATCTGAAAACACTGTAAATAAACCAGGAGCCCTGACCAATCAGGACTTACAATACCAAGAGGAACGGCGGAAACGCAAAGTTCGTAAAATTGACTTTGAGGAACGATGATCAATCTGCATCAGAAATTCAATCACTACCTGGGATCTGACAGGAAGCTTGACCTTCGTGACACAAATGAAAAACTGATCAGTTATGGTTGGGTTGATGATGGTCAAGACATTACTGGTTACTATGTCTTGACAGAAAACTACGAACTAGTGTATAATCTTAAAGAAGAATTTCAATACAAGGTTCCCAGAAAGTCCCTTGCATCTTCAAGGAAAGGTGGTCGAGTGGTTTAAGGCTCTAGTCTTGAAAACTAGCGAAGTGAAAGCTTCCGTGGGTTCGAATCCCACCCTTTCCGTTTTCTAAATATACTTAATTATTCTTCCAAATATGGATCCTGATGTTGAGTTTACCGAACCAGTGGACGATGAATCAAGTGTCCAAGAGAGTTTGACAGACGAGTATTTGTCACTGTATACTACTAACAACAACGACGCGAGTTGATGTTGTTGCTCATTTAGCTCTCTGGTGAAAGCACCCGACTCATAATCGGACTAAGGTGAGTTCGATCCTCACAATGAGCATTCCCCTAAGGGGGACCAAACCTAC